CCGAGTTCACCGAGTTCAAGAAGACCGTAATATCGATCAAGACCACGCTCATCGTAATAAAGGCGTACTGTAACATCTTTGTTCTCCTTACTCAAACGCGACTTGTGCGTCTTAGCTTTGATAAGATTTCCGACAACTTCTGTTCCATCCTTTTCTTTTTTCTTGCTGAGATAAATGATCGTAGACGCGGCATACTTGAGGCCAGAGCCGCCTCCCATTTCCTTAGTAGGGACATAAGATCCGATGACATCGTAGGTGTGATTGGTAACAATCATAGGAATGTTTGCTTGACCGAGTTTAAGTGTCAACATTCGGAATGCGCCCTTGACCAGTTGGGGTTTGGTCATGTCCCTAACCTGTTTATCGTCAAGGGCGTCTCTGATTTCTTTCTCTGTTGACAGCATACCCAGAGAGTCTAACACAAACATACAAGGTTTGCGTTCGTCTGCGGGTTTCTTCAGGTATATATCTACAGCCTTCAGTGCCTTGGTCCTGAACTCCTCAATCGTTACGACATTGACGACAACCAATCTGGTAAGGTCAATCCCTCTACTTGCGAGTAGACCCTTATTAACAGCTGCTTCAGTATCAAAATATAGACAGTACCCATCAGGATTAGAGTCAAGGAAATTTTTGACGACTGCGAGAGAGAAGAAAGTTTTTCCAGTGCTAGACTCCCCAGCAATGGCAGTAATCTTATTCCCAGATACACCACCAAATATACTACCTGAGGTAAGTCCGTTAAAAATGTAGGAACCCGTATCCACGAACGTTTCGGTGTCGTCGATGTCTGCTGCGAGTTTTGTGTAGTCATCTCCGATCTCTTTTACAATGTCTTTTAGGAAATCCATCAGCCAAAAAATAATTCAAGGTTTACAGTCTTCTCAACATTCCATCCAATGGCATCAAGAATAGTCTTGAGTGGTTCAAGGAAAGCTTTGTTGAATTGTAGTTCGTAGTCAATATATTTGTCAACACCAATTTCCCTAGGGAACTCCGAAATAAAAGAGATCACATTCTCCCTGATAGGGTTGGCCTTCTTGAGATAGATGAACTTAATCTTCTCACCGTTGTTGATGTAGGAATACTTGTTCTGTAGTCCCTTCTCTTTGATATAATGATTATATAGAAGAGCACCACGAACATGGATTGGAGAACCCTTGGCGTAGATAGTTAAATTACTCTTGTGTTTCTTCACATCGGAAACTGACCGAGGGAATGCGATTTCCTCTGGTGGTAACTTATTGAATTGTTGTCGCGAGTCTTCGATGAACTTGATGACATCATCTTCAGTTCCATTCATCATTAACTTAAGGGCGTCCTTAATCATGGTCCTACAGGGTGCAGGAGTCGATGACTTTACAGCCTCGATACCCATGATCTTCAGTTTAGGTTCTGAATATCTTACCCCTTCACTATCCCACACATTGAGAATGTATCTCTTCTTTGCTGTCCAGATTCCACGGTCTGCAATGTTCTCCCGCTTCATCTGCATCTTCTGATCGTAAGCGTTTACATACGACGCAAGTTCTTGATACGACGTGTCGATAAACGGTTCCAGTTTTTCTTCGCAGACCTTGTTAAGTAAGGATACAACTGCTGCTTTGTCGCCAGACTTAGAACTAAGAAATTTATCAACAACAGGTCCAAGGTTAATATAGATTGAGTCAGTGTCAGATGCAATGACATAATCTGTGTCTTGAGTTTGTAACAGGTTATTTAGATATCCGTTCATCTTATTTTCGATCCAACGGATAGAAGTTTGTCCTGAAAGCGTGATAGCTTCTGCGTTTGCAAGTTTAAAGAAACGGAAGTATTGGTTACCAATCGCACCATAACAAGAGTTCAGAGCAATCTTACGAGCCATCTGGAAGTTATTGTACTTAGCAATATCCTTCTCTAATTGTTTGGTCGGGTTCTTCTCATACTCCTGTTTGGCCTGGAGCATTTTTTTCTTGTAGATCTTACGTTCTGCATACATCTTCTCCATCAGTTTAGGCATGAACCCTTTGATGTCTTTACGGAACATAGCACCGTTTGCACACACGGCATAGTCCTTATACATCTCAAAGGTCAGTTCCTGGTTGAGGATCTTGTCGCAGGTGACAGACGGATGTTTCTCCTCCACCAGAGTCTCGGGAGAGATGTTGTACTGCATCATCAGGTGTGGATACAGGGAGTTAAGGTCAAACGACACCACCCAGTCATAAACACCAGGTTCAGGTTGTTTCACATAGGCACCCTCATACCTCTTGTCCTTTTCACTCCGGTCACGGGGAGGGATGACAATGTTTCTCTTCTTCAGATAGTTGTAGATGATGGTGTCCCACATCCTGACCTGATACATCACATCAACAAAGTTCACCTTGGCATCATATGCCATGGTCAAAGCCAACTCAATCAGTTTCATCTTGTCTTCCATTCGGTCAACAAGTTCCACGTCAACGATGTTGTAGTCTACAAACTTCTTCCAATTACCAGTGTAAAAATCCTTGAAGGTATCAAACTCACTGTGATCTAGTTTCTTCTGACCGAGTTCTACTTCAGCAATAAAGTCCAGTCGATAACTCTCTCTATTGGTGTAGGTAAACTTTTTGTACAGTTCGAGATAGTCTAGTGTTGTAACACCAGCAATGTCAAAGGTATTGAACTCACGACCCATGATCGTAATTTGTTCTTGACTGACGATACCCCATGGAGACATGAGTTTCATCTTCTTTGTACCCATGATCCGATCAATACGACCACAGAGATAAGGGATATCATACAGACGACAGTTCCAACCCGTTACAACCTCAGGAGGATTGTTACTCCACCAATACAGGAATGAGTTGAGCATTGCAATCTCATCATCAAAATGATAATAAGTTACATTATCCTGTGATGGTGTATAAGGATGTCTACCCCAGGTTTTGATTTGTTTAGTAGCATAGTCCTGAATAGAGATAGTCAATAACTCTTCAGCACAATTCTCCGGGTCAGGGAACCCTTCTTCAGATTTAACCTCGATATCGATTGTGACAAGATTGATCTTCTTGATATCAAACTTGATCTCATCTTCAGGATATTTGTCAGATATGTATTGAAATACATACCGGTCGTTACCGTAGATCTTGAAATTATCTACCTCGTCATACTTCTTGTAGAACTCTCTACAATCCCGAACAGTTCCTGGTTGAATGGGTTCTACGTTATCTCCTTCAAGAGTTTTATACTTTGATTCACGTTTTGATTTTACAAATAGAGTGGGAGAATACTCTTCTTTGAATTGAATACTCTGCCCATTTTCATAACCACGGACCAGGAAGTTGGCACCAACAACCTGGACATTTGTATAAAACCTCATTCCTTCACCAGGGTTTCGTATTTGTCAATTAGTTTACCGTTAGGGTCTGCCATAGTCAAGATTTTATCAGAGTGAATCATGAATGTATTTTGACTTGTCAGATTTACCAACCAAGGGGCCAGTGTTCCATCTCCTTTAATTACAAATGGTTCAATCAACTTACAATCGGGTTCACCTAGATCAGTTGATACCTCTTCAATCTGTGTGATCAAATTGATATCATTAGTTAAGATTATCAGCTTGAGATTTTTCATACTTTTCGACTCCATCAAGGAACATGTTTTCTACTTGTTCAATCGGTTCAACGATTGTAACTACCCAGTCAGAAGGGATGGGAATAGTTTTATCCTTACTCATTGGCATCCAGGGAAGGAGTTGAATCTTGGAAGGAATCTTAGATGATCCCTCTGTCCTCTCAACATTACTTACCAGATTGACACGACAAGGATACTTTAGATAATAACCAACAACCTTATCCTCCACCAACATCTCAGTGACATCAGCGATTACGTCTTCACCAGACTTCAATAGCATTAATCTTGTACTCATGATTCTACTTTAACTTCGGGTTTAATTTTGTTCTCAGCCTTGACTTCGACAGGAGCAACAGGATCAGGTACAGGATGATACCTTCTGTACCTTACAGTCTCATAGGTTTCAAAAACTTCCTCTGGATTACCGTAGGATGTTTTCTTACGTTGTTCTACAATCTCATCATAAGGATCTGACTTAACAGAGGGCCATTGTTTGTGTGCGTTCTCAGTAACTTGACGACTGATAACCTCATACTCAACACCGTCACCAGAGGTGGGAAGGACAACATCAACGTGTTCTTTCTTGGCTGCCATAGGACATTTTCACTCACAGGTATCATACCATAAAAAAAGCCGGGTGTCAATGAAAGTGGCCATTGAACCCGGGCGGCGACGATATGTTTTATTTAGATGTAGTCTCTTCGTTGGTGGTGTTCGGGAACAACTTTAGTGAGGGTGATTGAGAGAAGTCCGTCTTCAAATACGACGTTGGTGACTTCTGTATCTTCAGCGAGGGTCCAGGCTCTGTCAAAGTCTCGCTGAGCCAATCCCTGGTGGACATACGTCCTGTCCTCAACGGGATCTTCTTTTTTCCCCTCGACATAAAGTTTTCCATACTCGGTGTAAGCATGTACCTCCTCTCTCTTAAATCCGGCTAGTGCAATTTCCAGTCGCGTCTCAGTACTATTTACCTGAATGACATTGTAGGGAGGATAATTGTGAACAGATGCATTCAATACTCTATCAAAGTACGCATCCATACCGATTGAATTCTTTGTAATCCTGTCCATTAGCTGATCTAAGTTGGCAGCATTATACTTTGCAAGTGTCATGTGACTTCTCCTTAATAAGCGAGAGTGTGTTGTGTGGACCCCGAAGGCATCCGTTTGCGTCAAAGGGGGAGTTAAACCCCCTCTCCTCTGACATACTAATTATACCACAAGCATGAAAAAAGCGGGTGTGGAAACCCGCTTATTATTGTTCGGTTGTCTGGGATCGAAGTCTGGATCATACTCCGGTTCCCTAGGATCGATACGGGGATCCCACCAAAAGTACATACATTGTTCTAGTCTGAGAGTCTTAAGTGGTTTAGATAGTTTCATTAGTCATCATGATCGTCGAAGGGATCATCTAGATCTTTGGAGGGAGGACCAAATCCCAAGTAGATACCATAACCGGTCAATAATATTAGAACAGCAAAGATACCGTACATTCAACTCTCCTCTTCAGTCTTTCCTCTCTTACCAATATTATATTTCTGTTCCAGGGTCCAATCACTCTTATCTTTGTACGACAATACTTTAATCTGATTCAGAGGTGCGATGTCAAGAACTGCATCTTCTTTGACTATCGTAATGAGTCCCCAATCAGCAAGAAGCTTAGTAATACGATTCCTACGCTGAACATCGTTAATAGTAAGATTAGCGTACTTGCCATCAAGAGCAAACAACTCTTTGAAGTGAACGATGAAATACTTACCTTGCTTATGAAGGATGTGACATGACTGATAGAGCTTCTTTTCTTTTCTAGAAGCTACTCCGATACGAGTCAATGTCTCTCTCACTTTGAGAAAGTCGTCAGGTTCATTAAGCTTGATCTCAACCATCTGGCTCTGAGACCAATTAACCTGAGGTTCAGCAGTATTTGTCATTTAGTTCCACCAGTGTCAAGTCGTTTTTTGATAAATTCAATTTGTTCATCAGATAAGATTTTCAGAACTTGAGATGCTTTCTCGTTACTATAGCCATAGTATTGTTTGACATACTCTATGTCTGATACCTTCTCCTTACGTAACCAAGGAGAAAATCTCTTTTTCTTTCTCAATATATTTAGATAAAAATTATATTGCATGTCCTTATCCAGGAAATGATACCGGTTCATTTCATTGGCAAACAACACACAGTCCAAGTGACCTGACAGACACTTGTTGACAATAAAGGGTGGATACTCCTTGACAAGAGTGGAGTCTTCTTCAATAAGATTCTCCTTATTGAAGTTAATAGAATTCAACCAATCCTTAAGTTCCATATCAAAGAATCAACTTCTTGCTTGGGGTTTCAATCTTAGAGAAAATCTTTTTGTAGTTCTCTACAACCATGTCTTTGGCTTCGATGATGTAGACAATATAATCCCTAGAGATTTTGATTGTAGTATCATCTGCAGAGAGATAAGACCAGGGAGAAAATCCAATCTGACCTTGTGCATTAGGAAGTGCTACCAGTGCATTCTCCACTTCGACATACTCATCAGTCTCATTGATCTGGGTGTAGATGATCTCTTCACCTGTGTTCATTCGTAATACTTTGACTTCCATGATTTAAATTAGAGTGATAGTGAATACCATAGACCGTCATACCTATCATTGTCAACCAATAAAGTGCAATGGCTAGTGTACCAACGGTCACCATTTTACCAGGATAATCACAGAACGCATTGTTCCGTCCTAGTTGATTTTCTACAGTGGTGTAGATGTTCTGTTTCTTAATCAAAATTGACCCAGGGCATCCACCCTGTCATCTCCTCTACAAACTCTGTTGTACTCTCTCTGGCAATACGAACTTCGTTTGCCATCTCCCTATATCCAGACCCAACATACACTTGCCCCGCCACCACTGAGACAGTTGCCATGCCCCAGAACACATAGTACCAATGTGATTT